GATAGCTTGTGCCCGATACAAAACCAAACCACTTGCTGTATTCGTTAGCTACTGTTACACCCTCATTGCTGTGAGCTAGTATAAATGGAGCAATGATTACTCCGAACAATACAGTTATTACAATTATTCTACGAACTATAGCACCACCGTCTCCAGTTCTTTTTGCCGCTGCATCCGCACTAGCATCCGCTGACCTCTGTGCTTTAATTAAGTTATCAAGGTTTGCTTGCGAGTTCGATGCCATTGTACCGATTAATTTAAAGAGGAATCCACTTGCTCCTCCGCCTAGCATTGCTATGAGTTCAGTTGTCATTTGTTGTTTAAAAGTTTATAGATGGACATTACAGTCAGTACACTTACTAAGGCTGAGCAGAATATAGAAGCCAAAGAATCAACACTTTGTAGGCTAAAGCTAGCCCAAGTACCGAATAAAGATGCCGATAGTCTTTGGATTATATCCTCCATACTATACGTCCTCCGGGGCTGGGAATGTTACGCTAGTAACGATTAAAGCTTCTTCGTCCTCTGTTAGCTCGTATCCGTCCACCACTAGGGCAAACTTGCCACTTGCAGTCTCGTTTGGATATGTAGAGTACCTAGTACCGCTACCTACTCTGTGGTAAGCATAGCCTCGTCTTAGCCCCTCTGCATCTGCTTTTACTAAAGCATCCTCTAGGGTGTCGTATATTATATAGTTAATTGTATCACTCATTGTTAATAAATATTGTAATGATTGTTTATTTCTGTATTAATAGTATCAGCATCGTTTTGTAATGTTGCTTTGTAGTAAATGAGTTCTGATACTTTACCGTTTAAAGGAAAAGAGGAAGAACCACGGGTAATTCTACCAATAGTTCCTTGAGGACTACCATCAACAAGAGCACTTTGAACAGCAGTTGTTCCTTTTGATACATTATCTAAAAAGGCTTCTGCATTTGTATCACCCGTAACAAAAGACCCCAAGTAAGTTCGGTTAGCATCATAAGTCCCCATATTAATTTTAGTAGCCGAGTCTCCATAACCCCAATACATAATTGAACCAGTAAAGAAAGGAGTATACATTCTAGATGTAGTACCACTACTACCTAGTTGAGAAGCTATAACACCATTGCCGGAGTTGACATCTCTGTCAAATACACAAAATACAGATGCAGTATTAATGTTATCTAATGCTGTAGGAACTTCCATAAAATCAGCAGTAGCAACGAAATCAAGAGTAGATTTGCCAGCTTCATTTTTAACTAAACCTCCGTTTAAAATTATTCTGGGTTGTGCTGATGCTGAAGTTTGAGTAGCATTATCACCATTACCGCTTTGGTCATACCAAGTAGGAACAAAACCATTTCGTTCTATGCGAGATACTCTAAAGTCAGATATAGTAAAAGTTACATTATCATCACCTTCTAAAAATGTTACAAATTTAGCATCAGCATCACTACAAACTAATCCAAAAGAATTAAATCCTTGTATAACTGCTGGCTGTCCACTACTAGGAGAATCAGAAGATACTGTGCCAGATATAGATGTTTTTCTAAGTGCAACTGTAGGACTAGCAGTCCCAGAAACAGATAGGTCTGCATTAAAAGAAATGTATATTACATCGTTGTCCGGAACTTTTTCATTTAGTTCTATTCCGGCAAAAGCATTGGCAGTAGCGGAACCTAATGTAAACCCGTCAGTGCCATTAGCTGTAAAAGAATCTTGACCACTTGCGGTAAATGCTCCAGTTACTTCATTCGCATCATTGTACAAACTGTAATAGTTATTGATGTTGGACTCAATCTTGAAGCGATTGTTTGATTGGTCAGATTTGTAAAATATAGCTTCTTTTATTTTTCCATCAAAGAAGCTACCAGTTCCATTGTGAGCTCCTAATCCTCCACTCTCTACTGGATTAATACTAGCCGATGATTGGCTTGTTCCTTCTACTGCATTGTTGAATCCTTTTGCAGTAGATGAACCAGCAATAATAGAAAGTAAGCAACCATTTTCTAGTGCACTTGCAGATGCTATATCATAGCTATTATTTACATAACTTATTCTAGATGTTGTACTACCTCTCCCTAATCCAATTATACTGTTACTACCACTAAACCCAGTTGAAAATATAATCTGAGAACTTGTAGCACCATCTGACTTAGCTTGCACAAATCCACTGAAGGAATTTATATTATCACAAATGTCTTCGCTGAAATCCAAATAGTCATTAGTTCCATCAAAGTCTACCCCATCAGCAAGCAATGCTCCATTCTCTGCAATCTTTGGTTGGTTCGCAGCAGTTGTTTGAACTGCATTGTTTGACCCAGCTTGGTCGTACCAAGTGTGGACAGTAGCTCCGTGTTCTATAAATTCAAAAGTTAAATTAGAAACATCTACAGTTGTGCTTGCATCAATTAAAAAGGCAACACTTTTAAAAAGATTAGTTCCATCTCCAGTAAATATATATTCAAATGAACCAGTTGTTCCATCTGATATTACTTTATTGCCTTCAGCTGGAGTCCAAGAACCTCCGCCATTACTTTGGGTATTAGGTTTTATAGTAATATTACCACCACTCAAAGTGTTTACTGTTCCCGTAACTTTAACTTTACAACCATCAAAGTCACTAGCTGAAACTGAATATCCAAAAGGATTTTGATAAGTAAGTCTTGATTGAGTTCCTCCATTTGCACCACTAAATGCAGTATTACTTATAGTAGGGTCACTCGTAAAATTCTTATAAGATGCATCAATTCCAGAATAAGAAGTTGCAATAAAACCACTTACACTTTCATTTAAAAATCCATTAAGGTCGGTAGCATTTGTGCTTCCACTTTCGCCACCTTGTTCAGCTACATTTGTAATCGCTGAACTAGCACTTACTTTATCATCTGAATCAAAAGCTACATCTACCTCTACATTATCTGAGCCTCTACGAATACGAACTGCATTACTAGCATAAGATGCCTTTACTTTACGAAGACTATAAGCAGCTGCGGCTGTTGCTACATCTGCCGGTAATGTACTCTCTAGTTTACCATTGACCCAGTTCTCTAATGCACCGCTATCTACTTGGCTTGCGGAAAAATCTTCTTCTGCATCCGCTTCTTCTCCGGCTAAGTCCCTACGGACTTTTACTACCCTACCATTCATTGCACCAATGTCTCGCAATGAGTAAGCTGCAGCAGAGCCACCGAATCTACGAGCTATACCTAGATCAGTGTACGCATCTTGGTATCCGTTGGTAATATCCCACGCACCACCAAGGTTGCCCTTAAGTACATTCTGGGCGGCACCTAGTTGTTCGGAGGACATAATTAATCAGTAAATTCTGAAGCGTGAATACTTGCTGATACGCTACCGTCCCGGATAAATTTAGCTGCGACTGCCGCTTGTTTACTCCAAGTGTATGAACGTCCAGCAAAAAGGATGTGACCGTTTGTAGTTGTAGGATCTGAACCGTCATAGGTTACTCGAACGTCTGCTAGTTGCACATCTAGTACAATGTATCGAGTCAAGCTATTGAACGCAGTTCCGAACTGCACAGCAGCATCTGCTACCGCAAGGGTTTGGTCCGCCACTCCAGAAGTCGGCTTTGGATATAAGTTGGTTACGAATGAGTTTGCCATAGGACTATTTTACATTAAGTGTCAACGACTTTGGCGGTTGACGTAGGTTGAAAATTTGTGATTGATTGAGTTGTTGTTGTTACGAATATCTATTTGCTCCAACTGGGAATCTATGTAGCTCTGTGCTACCTCTTCTTCAGTCAAAGCTTTTCCGTGTTGGCCGTCCATACGTAGGAAGTCCGCATAAGCTGAGTGAGCTAAGAAATTAAAGAACTCTCCCGGGATGTCTATTGAATCCGCTGTGAAGAGTGGTAGTTGTATTTTATAAGTTACGAATACTTTACTATCAGTGCTGGATACAATGTTTAAAACATTTGCACCCGTTGCATCCACAAAGAAGTCGTACTCCAAAGCAGAGTTATTGTAAAAGGCTTGCTTTCTATGGATTCTAGTAAAGTCCCCTATAGTGCTTTTACCGGTTTCTGCGTAGGGTATAAGGTTCTTTGGTTCCACTAGTAATGAATCCGAACCAGCTCGTGGTGTCCAAGTTGTAACATTTTCTAATACATCTTTTTTAAGTGTATCCGCTTCTGTAAACTGAGATGTACCAGCTGTTACTCTATATTTGCCGTCGGACTGAATAGCAGCCGAAGCTCCGGTCTGTACTAACCAAGCATTGTTTGAGTCCTTGTAGATGATTACTGTAGTAGTTGTTACACCTTGGTAAACGTTTGTACCTACTGTTCCTACGTTGCCATCATTTGTTCCTAAGAACTTATAGTTCTGATTTACACTAGTGCTTGTACTAGCAGTTGCACCCGATAGTGTATAAGCGTTAATGTCTCTACCTTCGGAAGAAACTAAATACCTAGGCCAAGATGGGCTCATATGATAAGCTTGGGACGCACGTCTGTTAACGAAGTTAACAATGTTTTCATCCTCCTCGGTAGTGAACGAACCCACTCCGGACAGTGCTTGTATAAGTGCCTTTAAGTCAGCGTAAGTTCTATCTTGCATTATATTTGATTAGGGCTTAGTTCTGGAAACTTTTTGTTGTAGTACTTCAAGAACTCTTTGGAGTGAACTTGGTCGTGTCCGTATTTTTTAGTTAGTCTAAAGAAATCCCTAGCCGGAATAGTAGCCACTGGTCTACCTAATGTAGGGTGGCACTTACCTCTAAGGTCTTTAGCTTCTTTTTGTGCTTGAGCTACACGTAGGTGCTCGGTTTCTTTTTCTAATTTAAAACCACTCTTGATTTCAGCCAAGAATGCCGCATCGATTTCACCGTCTGTGAAACTTCTAGGTATGTCCGTGATAATATCCATAAGTAATTTAAAATTAAAAAAAAATAGCTGAGGGTCACATTGCGTGACCCCCAACCAAATTTAAGTGTTAAGCCTTTGAGAATCTCATTGGGTCGAATACACGAACTCCAATAATAACTTCTCCAGCTGTTAAGTTAGCTACTGTTCCACCGAATTTGTAGATAAGATTCGTAGCAGCGGCACCACCAGATCCGGCAACTGGATCAGCTCCAGCTTTAGATGTAGTAGTCCCAGCACCTTGAATGAAATCTGTTCCAGTGTTGTACACAGTTGCACCAGCATTAGCGTCGATGTCGAAGCTGTCGATAAGAGTATCATCGTCAGTTCCGGTTCCAACTTCTAGTGTGATGTCACTAGCTCCAACAAGAGCTACTGATTCAACAGCGAAAGCAACGTCAACTGCACCACCAGCTGGGATAGAACCCCAGATAGTTTGGTTAGTAGATGCTGCAACGATGTCCGCTGCTGATAATGTAAGAACGTGAGTAAAATCTCCCGCTGATTCGTTTACAGTTAATTTTGACATAATGTTATATTTCTCCTTGGTTAATGATTAAGAGATTGCTTGAATATAACCGTGTGCTCCGGGGTGGTATACACCTAGAGTTAAGGAAGCATCAACATATCCACGCTCACCACCACCCATATTAGGGAGACGAGTTGAACCTAATGGAATTAACTCGTGAACACCGTAGTATTCTGGGTTAACTAAGTATCCAGCACCGTTTGCTGTACCACCAGTTACTGCTGGCATACAATCCGGGTTACCGTTTACTACTGAAACAATACCGTGATCTGATTGATATAAGTCAACAGATAGTTTGATAGCTGATTCATTACCGTTGTAGTTCATTGAACGAACGTCATTGGCTGCACCACTACGAGCGAAGTCAGAGATTTCGTTACGGAGAGCTGTGTCAGCAACAAGCATAAGGTCGTTCACAGTTCCAGTTTCACGATAGATCGAAGAGATCATTGTGTTAAGAACAGTTTCTGTGAATGCAGTACCAGTAGCATTGATTGGAGCAGATGGAGTACGGAAGTTAGCTGGAACATCAGCTGGACCAGCGGAATCAATCCAGTCACCTAAACCACGTAAACCATAAGCTGTACCAGCACCGTTTTCAACAGCACGGTCTTGAGTACCAGCAAGGGTAGCTTCAATGTCGCGTTTGATTTCACGGATTGCTTTAGCTTCTGCTTGGGCGATCTTAGCTGGACCTACGGAATCAACAGCCTCTTGGAGGTCTGATACCATATAGTCCCGACGGAATTTTTGTGTGTAGTTACCGAGACGAGCACGGCCAGAGAATTTGTCGGTGAAGGCTTGTACGTCAGCTCCTTCAGAAACACCAGCAGTTGATGGTGCACCTAGGCTGTCGACAGTCCACTCAACAAATGTAGAACTAGCTTTCTGCTTAGAAGCAGAAGAAAGGATTGGAGTTTCTTCGGGAGCAAGAATTGACAAAACATCAGTCAAGTCTTCTCTGTTGGAAACACCAGATCCCGGATTAGTTGTATCGAATGTATTTGAGAATGACATTGTATATTATAATTTGGGTTATCTGTTTTTTATTTGTAGAGTTCTGAGAGCTATGAAATCACTCTTGTTGCCAGACTGTCTAAATTGTTGGTTAAAGCTTTTAAGTGCTTTAGCAGACTTTCCCACAGTTTTCTCTGATGTTGATGCAGCACTTACGGCTGTTTTAGGTGGACTTAACTTCGTAGACGTTGGGCTATTTTTGATGGTTTTCCGTCCGTATATACTGTTAGCAGCGTGAGCCATAATATAGTTGAGCTGTGCTCCTATTTCTGGTTCTGCTTTATCTAATAGTTTTTGGAATCGGGAATCACCGACCATAGCTTCATAGTTCTTACGAGTGTCGTTATCCTCTCCTTGTAACCAATCCAACTCTTGTGTAGCTTGTGTATCAAAGGCTTCTTTAAGCTGTTTTGATTGTGCTACTGTTTGGAGTGTTTTCAGTTGAGCCGGTAAGAATTTATCCCTAGCCTTGCGTGCGTTCAATAGGCTTTTACGCACATCAGCTTTGGTAAGCTCTTTTCCTTCTACTTCTGTTACGACATCCTCTGGTCCGTACCCGTCTGCGTTAAACAACATTTCCTCAGCCCACTCTATTACTTCTGTTACTTCTTGAGCTTTTTCTTGCAAACCCTCTAATGAATCTACTGATTCATATGGGTTGTTAGCTACTTGTTGAGTCTCTAATGGATTCTTTGTTTGGAGTTGAGCTTCCATCGCTTTGAGTTTCTCTTCAGCTGCTTTACGCTTTGCTGTAAGTTCCCCAAATCGAGCTACTGCTCTACTGCCTAGCTTTTCGGATAGTTCCTTGAGGTCATCTTCGGACATCTCATCTAGATCTAACTGTGAAAGAACATCGTCGGATACTTCGGATTGCTCCTCTGTTTCCTCTGATTGTTCAGCAACAACTTCTTCGTTGGTTTCTTCCGCATTGCTCTCAACCTCGGCTTCTTCCACTACTTCGTCTGTTGCTTCAACATTGGCTTCCGCTTCTGGAGCTTTCTCCTCTGCTTGGCCTAAGCGACGGTTAATAAAATCCGTCACTGACATATTTGACTGTTCCGCTGCTGTTTCTGTTGTGGGTTCAGCGTCTCCCACTGTGATTTCGTTTGACATAATGTTTCCGCTTGTTTACGACGAGCGTAGTCGATGGTTATATTATATACTATACATCAATAGTAATATAATTAAAGTCTATCAGCATAACGTACTTGTAAGTTTCGCCAGTCACACATCTGAAGTATTTGGTCGTATGTCAGTATTCGACCCGAGATTTGTTGTATCTCCTCGTTGCTTGCTTTATGCAAGTCCTCTATTGATTCCTCTCTGAGGTCGCTTATAGTATTTAGGAACCGAGCAAAGTGCTCGTGCTGTCCTAGGGCTTTTAGGTCTTCTTCTAGTGTCATAAATTAATCAGTAAAACCGGTACGCATAATGTTGACCATACGAGGTCCGCGACTTTTTACTTGTTTAAACCATTTAGAATCTTTCATTTCGTCCGCAGCTTTGTTGTAATCATTTACATCAAGTGCTGCTTTCATCTTTTCAAACTTTTTAAGTTTATTTAAACCAAGGTTGAAGGACATATCAATGATAGCTACTTGAACATTAGCTGGTCTGGATTGCAAGTTTGGGTCAAATGCTATAGCGTCCTTAACTGCTCGCATAGATGAGTACTTGTAGAGCTCATTGACTTCTCGGTCAGTCAAAGACCTAGTACCAGCTTTTAACTCATCTCTGTTTAGTCCTAAAGCATCAAGGGCGGGTTGATTGGTAGTATCTTCTAAGTTGAAGCCCACTCCTATAGTTTTATTTCCTTTAGTATCCTTGTAGACATCTTTACGAATGCCTTCATTTAAGCTAATTGTTTTACCTACAAGCTGTGGTATTGAAAGCTGAGATGCTCTCATATCAGCGTACTGACTTCTAGTCATATTAGCCATACTATATTCCTTGTGTCTGAATGTCACCCATTTGGGCTGGTTGTGTACCAACTCTACCAATCTGAGCGTTTTGTGCTTGTTGCATTTGGAAGGTGTACTGACCGGCGTACTTCTCGAGACGAGCTCTGAAGGCTTCGTCGGACTGCACCCTAGCAGCAACATCTGGCTGAGAAGTGTACTGCTGAATAACTTGCATAGCCACTTGAGCACCGTTAGGACTCGCTGGCATCTCGATACCCGCAAATATCTTAGCGAGGTCATCAGTTACTTTTCGGACAACTTGTTCTTGAGCATCTTCTGTAGGCTGTAGAATACGATCAGCGAGTACCGGATCAATACTATTAGCAGCTGCATCGAGAAGAGAATTGATATCAATACGGCCACTCCTATCCAACTGAGTAAGGGCAATGAGCTGTTGGAGCTTTTGTTCTTGAGTTTCTGGATCCGAATTGAGGACATCATATGAAATGATTATGTCGTAATTTTCGTCGGGGTCACCCTTATCGAAATTTACGGGGTCCGGCGATCCGGTTACTCTAAAGAAAACTGAGTCCGGTCCAAACCTTTGAAAACATTTATAACACATCTGTAAAACCTCAGCGTTGTGCTGTAAGAACTTGTCGACCAAGAATTGTTTACGCACTTGTGAGATTTGACTTGTTTCATCCAATCCACAGAGTCTGTCCGCTTGGGCTTCCATAGTCTTCTCGATCTCTATGGAACCAACTGGTGATGGTGGTGTTGGAGCGAAGTCCAAGTCTCCCTTTCTGCGGTAAGGTATCATTCTTCCCGGTCCCCAATCTGTTGGTGCTTGACCAACTGGGTGAAGAATCGGAGGTAGTGTAGCTAGGCTGTTTCTATCTATACGTGAATCCCGCTCTACTTTGACTTGATTCTGAATCCCGCGAAGAATGTCTGGAATAGTTTGAGTGTCGTACAACCTCTTACTATCTTCAGAAAGTTTGCTTACAACTACCGGATAATCTTCGTAGCCATTTAATAATTCAAACTTAGCATATCCCGGAGCTTGCTCGTTTCCATCAAACTGTTTGTGGAAGACTGTGCAGTAAATTCCTTCGGATCCGTCCTCTTGGTCAATCAATCGTTGGTATCCGTAAACTATTTCAATTAACTCATTCGCTTCATAAGCGTTATCAGTTAATGATGTGCTCCTACGTCCTTCTTGCTCGCGTTCAATTGAGTCCACGCTTACACCTCTGTAGTGCTCGATAATGTAATCAACAAAGTCCTCGTCCCATCCGTCGGTCATTACTTTGTTCTCAAGCTCTTGAGCTGTGTAGTAAGTTCTCCAAAAGCAGTACGGTGCACGCTGTGGGTCCGTAACATATGGAGGAAAGAAGAAGTCACCATCGGGTGCAAGGGTCTTAACCTCGGGGGCATCAATCTGTCTACGAACGATTGGTAGTTCCGCTTCTCCGTTCTTGCGTAATTCCTTGAGGGCTTTCTTAGCTCTTTTTTTTGTTACACCCCGGAATGTTGCTTCAAGTAAAGCTGTAAGCTCTTCGTCGTTTTCGCCACCTTGTATTAATTCAACAACCTCTGGGGCTGCTTGTGCAATCTGATTTAGGTCCAAGCGTTGTAAGAACCTTCTGTCCTCACGGTGCCA